GATAATTCTTGCTCAAGCATTGTTTTGGCATTTTTACTTGATACTTTATATTTTCTTTCCAAAGGTTGCACATAGAATGGTAGGTTACTTTGAGGAACAGGCAGTAATAAGTTATACATCTTATCTCAAAGCAATTGAACTAGGAAAAATAGAAAACATTAATGCACCTGATATTGCAAAGAATTATTATAACTTACGTCCAGGTGCTAAACTTAGAGATGTTGTAATAGCAGTACGTGAAGATGAAAGAGGTCATGCACAAGAAAATCATAGAATGGCTGATGTTATAAGGGAAGACAAATGAAATTAGTTGTAGCAGGTTGTAGTTTCTCAGACTACATGGAAAAGAATGATAGTGTGTACGGAGATTTACTTGCAGGATTCTTAGGTGCAAAGTATATACATCACGGAGCAGGATCAGGATCCAATTGGCGTATATGGCGTGAAGTTGGTAATATGATTTACAACGATGAGTTTGCCCCAGATGATATTCTTATAGTACAATATTCTAATAATGAAAGACAAGAGTTTTGGTCAGCTAATCCACCAGACAAAGATAGAATTATAAATGGTGTCAAAAGAATGAACCTACGTGAACAAGGACCAGAGTATGGTAGTATCATTAGATGGAAGTTTGATTCACATACTTGGTTAGATAAACCTTATCCTAAGGAAGGTAAGTTTGCAAAGATGTATCAAAACGGACACGTATCACAGGGCTTTACACAATTACAATTTAATGCACATAACTTGATGTTTCAATCGTTGTTAAAAGAAAAGAAAATTAAAACTATATTTTTACGTTCAAGAATCAATGAAGGTTATGACTTAGAAGAGTATCACGAGAAAAATTGTTTTGTAGAATCAGATGAAGATAAACAAAACATAGAATTAAGATACCAACCTGAGGATCCATCACATCTTAATAACAAGGGACATCTTAACCTTGCTAAAAAACTACTACGACATATAAAAGAATTAGATTGGAAGTAAATTAGTGACCAGTTATCAACCAGTGAGTAAATCTAGGTGGTAACCATTGCAACACCCAAGCCCTAAGAGTATATATCTGAACCAATTCCTTCATGCACAGTTCGTCAGTGTTCTTGTGCCACTGTCTCCATGATGGCCATGCACCTGATGTGAATATAACATCATAGCTGTCGTCATTGATGGTATCTTGCAACACTCTCACTGACAGGTATCGATATCTTTTATATTTGATGGTTTTCTTTATCACAAACACACTCCATTACAAAGTGCGTTGCTTCGGTTAGCCTACTTCCGTCCCAATGTGTTTGCAGGGATCAACGTATAAGTATTTATGCTTTATTTGTACCTTTTTGGACTTAATTTAGGTCTATAATGCTGTGCTTTGAACAAGCTATTATGTATGAACTGTGTTACCTTATTGTGCATACTTCTATGGTCACCTACTAGCACTTCCATTTCATAGTCTTCTCTTTTGAAAGGAATCACTTGACATATAGGCATACCGTATTCAAATGTTATTTCTTCACCCATAGGTGCAGTAAAGAAACTATTAATGTGTGCTTCATGATATAAATCTGTGTCTATTATACCATTCATTATTTCTAAATTTTTATGTTTGTTATAATAAGGTGCAACAAACATACAACTATATCCTGGAGGTGTTTTTACATACCAAGGATTCATAAACTTAAAGCTACCATTAAATGTATCAGGACCGAAAGGATAAGCATCCATCTGTTCCATAGGGTGTGTACTTGCACCAAATAAACTTTGTTGTCCGCCTGGCATTCTCCATCTTATGCCTTGTGGTTGCTCTTTTGTGCTAGGTACACGTACAACTTTGTAGTCACACCACAAAGGAATAATATAACCTTGATTAAGGACATCTAGTATACCAGGACAACTTTTTACAGTCTTAGGTCCACCTCTGTCTTCTAGCTCTTGTGACATTTGTACTTCAGGAGTCTTTTGTTTCTTGAACCATTCAGGCCAAAACTTACTTGCTGGTACGGGTGGTAAACTTTCTTTAAGTTCTTCGTAGTTTGTAAAAAATGTTACTTTTGTTTGTTTAGTTGTTCGCATATTAAATTCATTTGTACGACAATGGCGTGTGCGTATGCAACTGCGTGTGCTTTCTTAAAGTAATAAGATCCATCAGTTGGCTTTGTCCATACCTCTTTGTGTATTTCTTCCCACGTCTTGTTCTGTAGATGTCTTTTGGCCGGACGTATTATTGCCAGTGTTGCCGCTAGTTCTAGTATCGACTTCGGCTTCAATTTTTTTAGTAGGGAGCTGTGTTCTCCTACGTGAAATAATTTGGTTGTGAATTCTGGAGCGGTGAGTAAATCCCATAATGGTTCCTTTTCTAATAGTTTATTAAGTTCTACCTCTGACTTAATATCTTTGTATAAACTTACATTAAGAAAGTCTAATTTAAAATAACCTCTGTCTTCTGCTGTCTTATGATCCAAAGTAGATAACATATCAACAGGATTATGCGGAACTTCTGTTACATATATTCCTGTGTTATGTTTCTTTTTCTTATCTAACCTTGCAATACGATGTTCTAGTTTATCTAGTATAACATCTCTATCAGCAAAGTCAATATCAATATCTGGCATTATAGTCCTGCTTCTTTAACAATTTCTTTTACTAGTTCAACATCTGCTACGCCTCTTTTAAAACGCATAGCCCAATGATTAGGTTGCATTACATGATATACTATTTGTAATTGTTCATCATTCATTTTACCTAACATATCTTTTCCTGTTTTACAATTTAATATTAACCATGGACTTACTTTTCCATCTTTAATATCCTGACACACTCTATTCAAACTTGCATAGTTGAAATAGTCTTGCCAACGTGCTTCTTTGTCATCACCCCAATCCATCATAGTTTTTACACTACGTTCCAATGCAGTTTCAACATTTTCTTTTAGTATTAGTTCTAGTGCATAACGTTCATACATTTCTTCTCTGCACCAATGATCTAATTTTACACCACTTGTTACAACATAGTCAACATACTTCTCTGGATACAAAGGACGAACATTGTTTACAAATGATCCAAACTTCACAAATGCATTGTAGTATGGGCTATCACAAAACTGTTCATATGTTTTATTTTCTTTTGCCTTTTGACATAGCTTGTAAAATCTATTGAATGTCAAATAGCCAAGTTGTACACGCCTTTCATCTTTTTGAAAGTGTCTACGTTTCTTTTCGCACATATGAACTGCAAGTGTTTTCTCTTTTGTAAAACTTGCACCACAATAAGGACACGTAAATGGTTTAGAGCTTGACATCTTTCTTATCCATTCCGAGGTCCTCTGCGTATTGTTTAAGTTCTTTTGTTGTAGATAATTTAGCAAGTAAGTCTACCTCATCTTCTTTCATATTAGGAAATAAATCTTTTAGAAACTTTATTGCTTTTACGTCACCACCTTTTTGTTTTAGTCCTTGCCAAACGTGTTGTTTGCTAGAGCTTTTTGCATTGTGTAGTGTGCATAGCAACTGCCACTGTAACTTTGGATGTCTAGTTCCTAGCACATTCCAATTCTTGTTATAGTTTTCATTTGTAAGTACCACAGCCAATTCTTTAGCTTCTCTTGTACCTGCAACAGAACTGGCATACCGATTTAGTAACCAATAGTTTATTTCTTTGCGTTCTTCTGCCGTCCACTCATCATATGCACCTTTGCCATTCATATCCATGGCCATAAAGATCTCGTTAAGTGGAAGTTTTCTTTTCTGCTTCATCTTTTATAGTATACCATATTGTCTTCAGTTTGTCAAGTTGTTTCTTGAGTATCGGGTATTGTTTGGCATAATGTTTACAGTCTTCAAAATCTTGGAATTCAAAAATATCTGGTTGCCTATTGGATTCAACAAGCCATCTTGGTATTTTATTGTTATCTCTGTATTTGGCATACACAGTATCACCCCCATCTGGTGATTCGTATATTAGAGGTCCGTTTTTCTTCGACATAGTAGTTCCTTGTGTTAAGTTATTATTTTGAAACTTTCGTGCCTACTGTTCTTCTTACAATATCATCGTGATTGAATTCAGCCCAGTATAATTCAAAAGCTACTCCATCTTCCAAGCCTTCAAATTGATGCACCTTACCAGGTTTGACTTGAGTAAAGTCACCTGCATTAAGAATTGTTTCATCAACCAAACCTTCTTGATCATCTTGCCAAACTCTAACAATCATCTTGCCAGACTCAACAAAGAAGCCATTCCATTTAAATTTGTGTTCGTGTTCTGAACACTTGAAACCTTTCTTAAATTCTATTCTATGGAATTCTAAAACTCCATTAGCATGAATAAGTTCTGTCTGTCCCCATATCTTACCTGCTTTCATGTTCTTGTCCTTTAAAGTATTTCTTACTGTACCAACTGTAAAATGCTTTGTCAGTAAAATATTCTGCTATATGATTTGCAGGTACTTGGTCTGATCTTATGCACTCAGCTAGTGATTCATACTCATCTTTTTTGACTTTCATAACTACTCCTTAAATGTAAATAATTTTTCAACAATGTGTCCGTCAATATTAACGTAACGTCTTGTATGTGTTGGATTGTCTCTTGGTGTAACACCATGTAAGCTGTTCAATGAGTTTAAGAAACATACCATTGTGTTACGTTTGTATGGTACATGATCTACCTTTTCGATATCATCAGGATCAACCTTACGTCCTTTTACTGCTTTCCATTGTACACCATCTTTGTTTTTATAAATGTTAAGTCCACCATCTTCCTTTATATCATTAGGATTTTTAAAGTAAAACAAACAAGCAAATAATTCTTTTGCTTGATCTACGTGTGGTGTACGTATTTGTTTTTGATCAATAGCATTCATTACAAACTGCATTTCCATTCTTACACTAGTGCCTACAGGACTTTTTCTTTGACTAACATCTGCTCTTATATATTTTGTATATAAGTCTTCTGGAAAGTGTCTTAGTTCAAGTGATCCTTTAGGATATAGTTTTGTTATGCCTTGTCTAAATGCACGTAGCAAGTTATCTTTAAAATCTTTGCTTGTATGATATGCGGCGAAGTCACGCCACAAAGGTGTTACAACATTTTCATAATCAAACTCATGTTGCTTGTAACGTATAGTACCAAAGCCCATTGTTTGTCTTTGTGTACAATGTTCTTCTGGGTATTCTCTTTCTAGTCTTTCATATAAGTCCCATGGTAGGACTTCTGGAATATGTATGTATGGAAATGGTTCCATCTTAAGATGTTCTGGTTTAAAATTTTGTAATACACTTAACTGACTCATTTATATTTCTTTCCGATCTCGTCGCTTGTTATATTCTCTCCACTGTATAAATGTTGTTGGGGAATTTCAAAAGGTTTGTCTACTTTCTTTTTCATTATAGCACATACCATAGGATCACGTTCCCAACTATCAAGTTGGAAATCATTTCTATAACCTTTGTATCTTCTTAATTTTTCTGTTGGAACTTTCTCAATGCGTTCGCCATTACTAGCACCTATCCATAATCCTTTTAGATCATAATCATTTTGTAATGCTAGGCAAGGATATAAGTTAGGCTGTGTGTTAAAGAATCCGTGATCAACCCAACGATAAAAAGGCAACACATGAATCATATATCCGCCTACCTTTGTTAAGTCGTGTGTATTTTTATATACTGTATATTGATTAAAGACGTGTTCACCTGTACCATTGTTAGTAACAAGATCGAATTGTTCAGTCCAGTTATATTCTTTGCTTATGTCTGTGTTTAAATCCATAGCAACTGCATCCATGTCTGTGTTAACATCAATTGCTAGATATCTACTAAAGCCTAACCCTATAAAAAATTCTTTGGTAGTTGTTGGTTGTGCAGTTTTGCCTAGACGTCTATATAGTGTAGATCTTGCTTTGTTATTTTTTAATCTTTGATTACCTAGTTCACAAACTGTAGGATTAGGTTTGCTTATAATATCATCTACTACACTATCAATCGCAGTTGTGATTAGATTTGTAAATGACATTTACTTCTCCAATACAACGATATATTTGTTATTAGGGTGTACTTTACCTTGTTTATCTGTTCGTGTTTTTTCAACAAATTCATGATGAACAATCTTAACGCCAGGCATATTCTTTTCTATTTTATCTTTCCACCAACCTGGAGTTTCAACAATCAAGTGTGCGTTACGTCCGTCTGGTAAAAACTTTTTTGCAGGACTTGTAGCAATAATTAAAAATGCATTTTTTTGAAATGTTTCGTGTATATCTTTTAAAACTGAATCTAAGAATACAGGTTCAATGTGTTCTAGTACGTCTGTGCTTATTAACATATCCCAATTACCAGCGGGTCTATTTTGAAATGAAGGGTGCCCTGGATCCCAACCTACTGCATTGATGTCTGGATATGATTCGTGTAATGCTTTTACTACACCTCCTTTGCCACAACCGTAATCAAAAATTGATTGTGGTTTAAATTCTTTTAGCCATTTTTCAATAGCCTTTAGCCCTTTTGCATCTCCAAAAGATGCTTTTTCGTCATGCAGTTGTGATAACTGATGTACATATTCCTCACTTATTGTCTTCATTCAAACGTCCTTCCTGCCTCTTAATATTCTTAATAGACTTATGATAACTACCTACCGCAGATATATTAGTACTATTTAATCTATTCATTTCAGCATCGCTTACGAGTTGGCAACGCACTTCAATAGGTTTTTCGGACATAGGTATTATTTGCAACCACGGATCGCCTGTATTAATTTTTACACTTGTTCCGTGTTTAACCATTATGTTATTAAGTACTGCGTGTTGGTACTTGTATTCTACTATACCAGGTACACCCCAGTATGCAGTTGGTTCTTTCATGTGCCATTCTGGTTTTATCCACAACCATTTTACTCCAGTTGCTTCTTTTATTAACCAAGGAGCACCTACCTTTACATGAGCATAGTCTGGTTTATGAAAGTTCCAATCCTGTTCATCGTGTGGTAGTAATGCAGTATGTTCTGGAAATACTCTTTGATCTAATCTACCCATCTTATCTGCTTTAAGATGTAGTTCACACCAACTAGGAAATATTACACCTTGCTTTAATATCTCATTAATAGCAGGACATTGTTTCATACTGCTTATAGGTACAGGACTTCCATCTGTGTATAAATTAGTTTCTGTTCTTGAAGCTGGTAATGTCTTCCACCATTCTGGAATAAAGTTTTTTGCCAACGTAGGTTGACACTGATCCATTACATATTGTTGGTTAGTAAAGACTTCTAATATTATTTTATCAGATGAGTAATCCATAATCTATTGTTTCACTTTGCCTTGAAATATCTTTAATGAACCAAGCACATTGTGGTTCTTTACCTTCTGTAATTGGAACACCTAATAGTTGTCCATTTTTTGTTTTAGGAAAATACCATTTCATATCGTTGTAAAAATTAGTAATCTTAACCTGACCCCAGTTCATAGTATAGCTTGATAAAGGATTAAAAAGAAATGCTTCGAAGCCTCTATCATTTAAACTTGTTAATGGTAGCACTTCAATATCTCCTCCTCCTTCACTATCTCCTACTGCAAGATTCCAATCTACAGGCATTGTAATTTCTTTTCCATTTATCTCTAATACAATAGCTGGGCTATTGAAACTTTCTAAAAAGATCAGAGGTATAAAATAGAAGTCCGGTTCCTTAGGGTTACTATTATCAAGCACACTAAAGCGAACATCTTCTTTCAGTTCTTCAGGTAGATTGTTTAATAGAAACGTTTCGTTTTCTAATGTTAATATTCTCATTTATTTTTTCTCATTATCTGTTTGGGAGTAAGTTTACCAGTGTCGGGGTCGAGTTTCGATAGTCTGCAACTAAACAAATTCTTTGGTCCCTTACTCGTTACTATGACAGGTTGACCTTTTTCATCTATAGTAATGTCTTTGATCTTAGCACTAACGTTTCTAAAACGTCCGACCAAGACCTCATCACCAACTTTTATATCTACAGTAAATTTCTTCATGACCAGTCAACTTTTTCTAAAGTGAAAGGATACTCTGCTTCTTTGTAAAACTTTTTACGAGCTGTGAGGTGCCGCTTCGCATATTTGCACGAACTTGTTAAGTCCCAAATTTGTACGAAGTCCTTATCTTCGGCTTTTCTAATGCCTCTACCTATTGATTGAATTACTCTTACAAAACTCTTGCCAGGCTCGATAAGTACGAGATTGAAAATGCGAGGAATATTAATCCCCACACTAGCAACTCCGTATGTTGCGATAAGAACTTTATTAGTCGCTTCTTTAATTTCATCATATTGCTCTTTACGATCTTTTAACTTGACATCTCCTTTAATAAAAACAGAATCAGGTATTGCTTCTTGCAGTTGTTCTCCTGCACTTATCCTATCTACTAATATTAGGGTGTTGCCACTGTCTTTAATGTTATTACACATCTTGGCCAAGTATTTAACTCTATCTTTATTTGTAACAAGATATTTGAGTTCTTCTTGATAAGAATTGTAAACTGTAGTGTCAAGTAGTTGTACAACGTTTACATGACACTTGGATAATACACCTTTGTCTTGTAATTCTTTTGCACTTATTTGATTAATTACAGGTCCTATACTTGCTAATATACTTTGAAATTCAAACTGTTCTTTAGGTATAGTTCCTGTTAATCCCCAACGTATTGGAGCATTTCTTAAGTTTTGTGTTAGTAATTTTTTTAATACGTCTGCCTTTGCTTGGTGTACTTCATCTATTATTATTGTTTGCACACCATCTAAAAATTCAGCTAGTGTTAATACTGCCTCTCCATCTTTTGTTTTCTTGTCTAGTATGTTTAAACTTTGCCAAGTACAAATTGTATGTGTTTTGCCTAGTTCTTTTCTGTCTCCAAAGTAAACGCCGACATCTAATCCGACATTTATATAATCTTCTTCTGTTTGTGTTACAAGTGATTTGTTTGGTACAATAACTAATGTTCTGCCTATCTTTTCACACAGGTGTGATAGTGTAGCAGTTATAATTGTTTTACCTGCACCAGTGGCAACCTCTTGTAAACATTGTGGATTATCAATAAATTTATTAATAGTTTCAACTTGATAATCACGCAATACTATTGGTTCACCTTCTGCTGGGTGTCCCTTTGGCCAAGTCTTACCTGCCCAATAATTTTCATCTATGATGTCAAATGACAAGTCATGTTTAACTCTATTATCTGTTATCTCTGCAATTTCTACACCTGCATCAACAAGTGTGTTTACAATGATATCAAGATGATTAACATAACCAGTACCACCAATTCCGAAAAAAGATATATTTCCATCCCATCTCCCTAATTTATATTGTGGAAGATAACGTGCATAAGGCACCTGGAATTTTAGCTTGTTAGCTATTTTACGTCTATACTCAACGGGCAGATTCTCTACCTTAACGTTAACTTCATCTTGTATTACTATTCTACAACTTACCATTATATCATTTCTGCTCTTACTGTTCCATAACTATAATGAGGACTTGCATCCTCGTCATATTGTATAATAAGATTTTGACTGGCCACAAAAGCCTCAATATTATGAGATACTTTTTTACTGCCTATTGTGAAAATGCCTTTGGGTCTCCAGTCACCTTTTAGTAAAGGCTTAGGAATCTTATTGTTACTAATATACACTATTTTTGTGTTTTTGTCAACTATATTATTTAATCCCTGTTCCTTCACATATTGGTTAAATTGTATTGCTTCATTACCTATCTTGCTATCCAATCTAAATAGAACGGATACTTGTTTGTTGTCAATATAGTTTCTAACCAAGTTTTGTATTTTAGTAACTTCTCCATAACTATCTTTTGGATTAACCATTACCAATAAAGGATATCTATCTAAGTCATCAATACTTCTTAATAATTCTTCTAGTGGCCATGTTTTACTATTAACACAAACAAGGTCTTGTGTTCTTTGTACAATAAGTTTAGTAAGTTCACTTTTGTCTTTTAAACTTTCCATGACAGCTTGTTCATCAAAATGATTAAGTGCATAATACTTTCTTCTGTCAAAGTATTGAAATAAATTTTTATAATTAGGTTCACCTAATTCATCTAAACAAATGTCTAATCCTGATTGAGGATAATTTTTAATTTTAAAATTGTATATGCCCGGTATGTAGTCGCTAGGATGGTCTACAAAAAATTCTAATTGCTTGTATAAGTCTAATATCTCAGGCTGTATTTCAAATTTAGCATCTTGAAATTTATTAGCTATGTTTACAATCTTCCAGATATATTTTTCTTTTATAGGAAAATAATGTGTATGCTTTTCATAAAAATAATCTTTATCACTTTTATTTTTTAATTCTTCAATGTGCTTTATTATTTTCTTACTAAAAGGAAATCGAATGGCAATCATTGTCTCGCCTTTCATTTCTTGAATCTTGATCCAATGACTGCCATCGATCTTTCTAAGTGGAAATCTTAGTTTTTCCACAGCTTCATGTAGGTCAATTTCATGGGCACTGAATTGATCTACATAGTATTCTACTAGCAATTTCTTCACTAAAGAATACTGTTTAGCAGTAAGAGCCGTGCCTCGGAATACTTGTTTAGCGATACTAAACATGATGTTTGCATTATCTTCATGCAACGTGAAGTTCTGTACTTTTGATAGATCAGGGTCAGCACTATACTTCAGTTCACTGATACCTGCAACTATTTCCAGACAGTCTTCTGTATTGAGGGCTTTTTTGGATATGGGTCTCTTATGCATAGTATAAATTATACTATACTATAGATAAGAAGTCAAGCGATTTAGTGGTTTTCCTTCTGTAATTTCTTCCAATGTCCATTCAGTATGTGCAATATCATTGAGCCATTGTGTTCTATCAGGACGTTTTGGCATACCTATAGTAGTAAAATCTTTGTTACCTACGTCGTATGCTAAACTGCTTGGACCTACAAAAACAGGAACGCCTTGCATAACTGCATGAGTGGCAGGATTGCTTGACCAGTTTACTACTGCATAAGCACCTGTACAATCAAAGTCAAAGTCGTCATATGTATCTTTTACTTGTATAGGTTGTTCTCGTCTTACGTTTTTATATTCGTGTTCAATGCCAGGTACGGGACAT